CTCTTCTTTGCATTCTTTTGGAAGTACATTTCAAATGGAGTCTTCTGAACGGCTTTCTTTATCTTTGCCGAATGGTATATCATTCTGTTCCAAGCCTGTGTAGAGCAGTCAACTTCGTCATCGTGCTTCCCATTTGGGAAAGCCGCAAACTGGTCTATGTATTCATTAAGCCATTTAGCCTTTTTAGGAAGGTGTACATTCCCAGATTCGACTGCGCCTACTACGGCATTAGCACGTGAGACTTTACCGCCCAAGGGGTTGACCGCTATTATGCCTGTCATTTGCTTACGCAGTATGTCTATTATGGCACTACCGTTGGCTTTATCCTCTATCAGAGTGGTGTTGCATTTAGGGTACATCGCCCTTAAGCGGATTATCTCACGCATTGTATCAGGAAGGTTTAGGTGTTTGTTAACCCTGTCTACCAAATACATATCGGCGTTTACTTTCCCCCAGACTTGTATCGCTACAAAGTCATTGTCTTCTCCATCTTTGAAAGCGGCATCGACTGACATCATCATTTCTGCCACTTCGGGTAGTTCATCATAGAACTGCCACCACTCACGCTTGAACATCGCACCCTCAAGAGCAGTAGGATGCCCCTGAAAAAGTGCGTTCCAAGACCTTGAACCCTCTTGCGAGGTATATGCTTTCTTAAAGTCTGCAAGCCACGCATTGTCTTTCCCTATCTCTGGGCATAACGCATCGCCTATAGGTCTGCCTAAAGGGTCATTAGCCTCTGCCTCTAAAGGTAGGTTGACACAAGTGACATTCTCAATATTCTCTATTATCCAGCCAGCAAGGTCATCTTCGTGCCACCTCGTCATAATGATGATTATCTTACCGCCTACTGCCATACGAGTGAGCATTGAGTTGAGGAACTCGTCCTTTATCTTCTCTCTCGTAGTATCGGAGTCTGCTTCTTCCCTATTCTTGATAGGGTCATCTATGATGATGAGGTTTGCTCGCTGTCCTGTGATACCTGACATAACGCCTCGGCTAATCATACCGCCGATGTTATTATCAAGTTCAAAGTCAAGGTCTGTGTTAGGGCTTCCAAGTTTGATGTTGAATACATCGCCCCCAAAGTCCATTATCTTCTGACGGTTTCGTCTGCCGAATCGCCTTGCAAAGTCCTCTGAATATGAAACTTCTATGACTCGCCCTTTAGGGTTTCTGCCTAAATACCAAGATGGTAAGGTTTCTGATATGGTCATAGATTTGCCGTGCTGTGGCGGTGTAGACAGAATCAGAATGTCGTATGCGTGTCCAGTATCCTTCTCCAAGAAGTCCTGCGTAATGTCACATATGTACTTGTGGAATTTGGTTGGTTTCCAGTTCCCATTATGCACATACTGGCAATACGCCGCATAATCAGACATCAGAAAGGCACGTAAGCCTCTATCCATCTACATCACCCTCTAACATAGGCTTCGGCGGTTCAAGTTTTGCCTTTTCTCTGGCATAGCCTAACTGCTTCATAAGTTCTTCTGCCTCGGACACGCCCAAATCGTCTGCCTTATCCCTTGAACGGTCTTCGTACTTATCTGCCCAGTCGCACATATTTTTTAAAGTAAATATAGTAGAAGCGGTATTATACGCCCCTACCATAGCACCTTCTGATAAACAGTCAGCGAGTAGAGTCTTATACTGGTGCTGTGCTTCTACATCCTGAACCATTACCTTGCTGATGGTCTGCTTGCTAAGCCCCATCCAACGTGCAAAGTTGGTCTGGTTCGGTATTATAGGCATTACGCCTGTCTCACCGTCTGGCCTGATAAATCCTCTTACAAAGTTGTTCTTCCTAATCCAGTTGGTGTAGCACTCAAAAGCGAATATGACCTCTTCCGACCCTTCGAGTATTCTTGCCCACCCAGCCTGCTCGCCTGTTCGGTCTTTTATTTCGTCTACTCTGTACCCACGCTGTGAAAACATATACTCCCAGCAGGCCTTTGCATCAGGGTCAAGGTCTTTATCATCTATGTTCAGGGGATTCGGATATGGCCTTGAATACCGAGCATATAGAGCGTTTGCTGTCGCTATCGTTTCTTTTATTGCGGCCATTCTTCTTTCGGGCTTTATTTCATCGAAGTTATGCTTAGTCATCTTACGGACTGCAAATTCACCCTTTTTAGGTCTGCCTCTGCCACGCCCCGAATGATGTCTTGTAACTCCCAAAGCCCTCTACCCCCTTTACTTGCCCATCGGCTTTACATACTTGGGTTTGGCAGGCTTGATAGGTTTTACAGATGTTCCAACTACAGGCTTGTGTGCTAATGAGTTAGCAGTCTTTAATCTTTTCTGTACAGGTGTCATAGGTGTTTTCAATGTCTTCATTTTGTTCTCCTTCTTTTTGCGGCTCTTACATATGCATCACGCCAAGTATATTCACTTGCTTTGTCTTGAGGTTTTACCCTGTCGCTTGAATATGTGCCGTATTTGTTGGCGTTTGCTTGCTTTGGTGTTGCGCTGTTAGTAACCCTGATACTTGTTCTCCGTCCGTTATCATTAGGATTATCAGGGAATGACTGCCTATGCCTTCTGTCACGCTCTTCGCTTGCTCTTATCAAACGCCCTTTATTTGTACCAGCATCTGTCTGCTTTGTCGAAAATGTTCTTGCCATACCTTTCTGCGTTCCTTTACTGCGGGTTGTCTTCGCCTTCTTCTGCTTCGGGTTCGGGGATGTTCGCTCCACCTACTTCCAGTTTGTCGCCGAGTCTTTCAATTAATTCTGTTGCAATATCCCAAGCCATTTTTATTTTTCCTTTCTGTTACTAATAAGATATGCCATCTTCTCTTCTCTTGAGAGTTTTCTTAAAGGCGGTGTGGTAATCTCTTCCTTCGCCTTTTTCTTCTTTGTGCTTTTCTTCTTCTCTGCCATCTCTGACTCCTTTTGTTTTTACAAAATTATTTTCTGGGACTCCTTTTCGGATGACCCGTGGGGGTGAGTACGACCCCACCCCATCATCGAATCAGTATTGAAGAAAAGGAGAAAGTGTTATGAAAACAGGATGACCCTGTAATCAGCAAAAGACCCCACGGTTGTGCATCGTTGAGAGGCTGTGGGGGACTGTGTGGCTACCGTTGAAAGAGTCAAACTTCCACTACGAGAGTCAAATTCTCGTGTGCTATCGCTACACCAAACGGCAATATAAGAAAAACCGCCCCAATTAAGAAGCGGTTCTCCAAAGGAAATGTTAAATTTGTGAAAGAAGAGCAATTTCTACTTTGCTCAATATGATTATAGCATATTTATATGTGAGACTGGTATCAACTTTTAAAGAATTTTGCTAAAAATTTAGGTGACACGCAAAACGACACACAAAACGACACACAAAACGACACACCTATCAGCCCTTGTATACCAAGGGTTTTCGCTATTTTTAAGGGCTTAAAAGACACGCAAAACGACACAAGAAGTGACACATAAAGTGACAACATCTAACAATATAATATATATATAAGGCTTTTCAGACGAAAAATGTTGGTGGGAATGATAACAAACGTGGTCAGGTATCGTTAGTCCAGAAGGCTTGGGTAACGTATGTAAGTGCTATCTACCTCTATATATTATACGAGTGGGGGCGAGTACGACGTACCCCTGCGGAAACAACAGAGGCGGCGGCTTCCTTCCTATTATATACTATTCCCAAAATTGTAGTTTAGGGAAGAATATAAACACAACATATTGTGTATGTGAGCCGCCTACATACTACATCTTGATTCCCCTGATTATCCTTCCCTTCCTTTGTATATTCATACATTCCCTGACGGTCTCCTGCTCAGGCCTTGCGGCCTGTTCCTTCAGGTTTTCGTCGTCGCCTGTCGTGATTCAGTTTATCCCTTCAGGCCTCTTCTCTCTTCCTCTATCTCTTCAGGCCTTCCGTCTTCCTGACTCCTTCAGGCGCTCCCTTCAGGGCTTCCACTTCGTTTATATCTTCCTGTTCCTCTTCCCTTCCGACCATTCCCTTGAGGCGTTGGAAAATACCACGATTTTAGCGTGGGTCTTGTTATTCTGTTCAGGCCTCAAAACTTCTCGAAAACTCAGGCCTCACGCCTTGCGGCTTTTCTGTTCTATCAGGCGGCCTTCTTTAATCACTCCTAAGAGGCCGCAACAAGGTTATGTTTTACTTTTCTACATTGTACCACCATCAGGTGGTGGAGTCAATAGGAAGTTTGAAAATATTTCAATAGATTTTTTTCGACGTGGTTCGTGCGGCTTCAGGCCGCTTTTTCTCTATATAATAGGAAGGAAACTTTTTTGAGTTTT